AGAACAAGAGTACGCCGTCCGCGATCCTGATGGCCCCGCTCGGGATCAAGGCCGCGCAGGCCGCGGAATTACAGGCGTTGTGGCGAGCGCGCACGGATGGGGAGATCGCGGTGCTCGGCGGAGAGTTGAAGTATCAACCGCTGAGCATGACGGCGGTGGATTCTCAACTGATCGAACAGTTGAAGATGACCGCCGAGCAGGTGTGCAGCGCGTTCGCCGTTGCCCCGTATCTGGTCGACATTGGTCCACCACCGCCCTACACCTGGGAATCCCTGATCCTCAAGCACCACAGTCAGTGCATTCAATCGCTCACCACGAACTTTGAGAAGGCGCACGATGAAGGGCTCGAGCTGCCGAAACCGTTCGGCGTCGAGTTCGACATCGATGATCTGATCTGGATGGACACGGCGACGCGGGTGGCCTCGGCGAAGACGGCGATTGAAGGCGGCGGCATGTCGCCGGACGAAGCGCGGTGGAAGTATCACGGTCTCGGGCCGACGCCCGGCGGGAAGTCGGTCCTCGCGCAGCAGCAGAACTACTCCCTCGCCGCGCTCGCCGAACGCGACGCGAACGATCCGTTTGCGAAGCCGACGCCGCAACCGCAGACGCAACTCCCGCCGGCCGACGACGAGGGCGCCGACGACATCAACGCGGACAAGGCGGCCAGTTTCCTCGTCGAGTTCCAGAAGGCGTTGGACGTGGAGGCCACGACGTGACGCAACACGAACTGGCCGCGGCGATGGCCACGATCGTCAAGGGCTACGTCCGGACGGAGCGGGCCGTGCTAGAAACCCGGCTCGCGGTCGCGGAGGCACGGCTGGCCTCGCTCGAGGGACGCGTGCAGGACGACGCGCTCACGAAAGAACTGGGAGGCTTGCGCGAGCGCGTCGCCGTCATCGAAGTCAGGCCCGTGCTTCCAGGTCCGCCCGGGGATCCCGGCCCCCCCGGGAGAGACGGCGCGGACGGGAAGGCGGGCCTGACGTATCAGGGCGTCTATCAGGACGGGAAACAGTATGACGTCGGAGACGTGACGACCTGGGCGGGATCCACCTGGCACTGTAACGAATCGACGGAGACGAAACCCGGCGACGGGTCGAAGGCGTGGACGTTGATGGTTAAGAGGGGCAGGGATGGTCGTGATGGAGTGGCGAAGTAGTGGCCGCCGTCCTCGTCACGCTCGCCACGGCAAAGTTGCACCTCAGGATCACCACCGCGGCGCTCGACCCAGGGGATCTCGACATCCAACTGAAACTGGATCAGGCGGAAGCGGTGATCCTCGACTACCTCGACACGTCCGCCGATGCCGCGTGGGTCTCGCCGGCCACCGCGCCGGGCTGGGTGACCGCGTCGATCCTGCTGGCGCTGACTGACCTGTACGAACACCGCGGCGATGACCAGACGCTCTCCGAAAAGACGTGGGAGGCCGTGACGCGCCTGCTCGTGCGGGCGAGAAACCCGGCGCTCGCATGACCATCGGGGAGCATCGGCACCTGGTGACGTTCCAGAACCCGGGGACACCGATCCCCGATGGGGACGGTGGGTATACGCAGACGTGGTCGGACCTCAGCCCGGCGACCTGGCACGTCTCGATCGCGCCGGCGACCGCCAGGGATCTGGAACGCGCGGTCGCGGGATCGGTGCTGTCGACGTCGTCGCACATCGTGAAAGGACGGTACCACCCGGGGGTGACGTTAGCGACGCGGATGAGTTTCGACGGGCGGACGTTCAGCATCACGGGGAAGGCGAACCTCGAGGAGCGCGGGATCTTCATGGAACTCGTCGCCGTGGAAGTCGTGACGTAGTGGCAGCAAAAGGACCAACGATATGCCTTTAACCTCGACCTTCAACTTCACGGTCAGCGGGACGCACAGCGCCGCGCTGGATCTGGGGACGGCCGCGCTCCCGTTCACGCTGAGCAGCAATTTCACCATGGCCAGCGGGACGGCCGCCAACCAGGCGGATCGCGTGTTCACCGACACGCGCACGCTCGGCATCAGCGCGACCGAGGATCTCGACCTCGCCGGCGTCCTCACCGATTCCTTCGGGGCGCTGATCACCTTCGTGAAACTGAAGGCGCTGATCATCAAGGCGGCGGCCGGGAACACGAACAACGTGAACCTGAGCCGGCCGGCAGGCGCGACGGGCGTCCCGATCTTCCTGGCCATCAGCGACGGGATCGTGATCCCGCCGGGCTACACGTTCGCATGGTTCGGCCCCGGCACCGGGATCACGGTGACGCCGTCCACCGGGGATCTGATCACGCTCACCAACAGCGGCGCGGGGACCGGCGTCACCTACGACGTCGTCATCATTGGCACCTCCGCGTAAGACATGGCGACCACGGTGCGATGGGACGGGCTCAAGGAATATCGCGACCAGCTCGCGAAGCTGCCCGCCGACTGCCGCAACGAAGCCGCGAAGGTGATCGAGGGCCAGGTGAATAGCGCCTATGTGACCATCGCGCGGGTCTACGGGGAACATCAGTTCACCGGGACGCTGCGGAAGCGGCTCGCGATCTCCCCGTTGAAAGTGGCGGGGCAGATGACGACCGGCTTGGTACTCCGTAGCGGATCCCCGCTCGCGTGGCTATTCGATCACGGCACGCAGGCGCGGCACTACGTCACGGTCAACGGGGTGGTGCATCTCACGGGCCGGATGCCGGCGCGGCCGACGTTCGCGCGGACGGTGGGATTTACCAAACGGAAGATTACGGATCTCCTCAAAGCGATGTTGCTGCGGCACGGCGCGTCGCGGGTGACTGAGACGTAAACATGGCGGATTCCGCGAATATCGACAACGCCCTCCAGGCCATCCTTGGCTCCGATGCCACGCTCCTCCAGCTCTGTCCCAACGGCGTGTACGTAGACGAATCGCCACCGGATATGCAGCGGTTCGTGATCATTCGGATCGTCGACCAGACAGACGTCGCGCAATTCGGCGGACGGGCCTACGAAGACACGCTCTATGAAGTGGAAGCGCGGCTCCTGTCGACGACGGCGAATGCCAACGCGAACGCGAGAGCCGCGGCGGCGCGCATTGATGTGTTGCTCGAGGACCAACCCCTCACGGTCAGCGGCTATACCTGGATGACCTGTCACCGTGAATCGCGGACACGCATGATTGAGATCGATGCGGTTGACCAATCGCTCCGCTGGTACCGCCGCGGCGGGAACTACCGTGTGCAAATGAGTCTGTGAAGGAGACGACACCATGGCCATCAAATCTGGGCGACTCGGGCAAGTCCTCTACGATCCCGCCGGCATCACCCCCGTCGCGCTCATCTCCATCGACTCGTGGAAGATGGACAACAAGACGGACAAGATCGACGTCACGTGTTTCGGGGACACGAACAAAGTTTACGTCCCGGGGATGAAAGACCTCACCGGCGACTTCGGTGGGTTCTGGAACAGCTCCAACGTGGTGCTGTTCACGGCCGCGGATGCCACCACGCCGGGGCTCCTGAAACTGGTCCCGAACACGAGCGAGCCGACGTTCTTCTGGTCGGGCCTCGCGTATCTCGACGCGAGCATCGACACCAAGGTCGACGGGGCGCCGGAAGTGAAGGGCACGTTCATGGCGGCCGGCCCGTGGACGATGGCCCCGTGATCCATGTTTCGCCAGTTGACGGTGCGCGGCACGACCGCGTCGTTGCTGTGGGGCTATCGGTCCGCAGCGACGCTGCGTAGTTGGACGATTCAGCGAACGGACGGTCAGTGGACGTTGACGGGGACGATCGAGCGGGTCGATCGGTTCATGGCCCGTCAGACGCCGCTGCTCTTCACGGCCCCACGGCCCCACGGGTTCTGGGCGTGGGGCGTGGAATCGGTGCAAGTGGGGACGAATCAATTGGTGGCGAAACTGGGACCCCCGGAGCAGTAGGAGACGAGTCACATGGCGATCCGTTTTGTCACGCAGGAAACCGTTCGACTCCCGCTCACCGGCGACGACTACATCGTGATCAAGCGGCGCCTCTCTCACGGCGAGCGCGACGACATGATGGGGCTGTTGGTGCCGTCGCTGACGCCGGGGCAACCGATGCACGTCGAGGCCAAAGAAATCCGCACCGGGAAAGTCCTCGCGTATCTGCTCGCCTGGTCCTCACCAGAACCGATTGACCGCGACACGATCCGATCGCTCGATGCCGATCAATTCGACGAGATCGAGCACGCCATCGACGCGCATCTGGCGACGGAGACCGCTGCCTCAAAAAACGCCAGCGCAGCATCCGCGCCGATCTCCGTCTCTGTCGGGTGATGCCCGGCTGGACGTACGAGTATGTGCGGATGCTGCCGGCAGACGTGTATGACGAGCTGGTGGCGATGTTGAACGAGGACGCTGACCGAGAGTGAACGGTGTCTAATTAAGAATGGCTGAGCAGGATACCTCCAGAGCGAAGGCGAGAGCCCGGGCCTATTACGTGGCGCACCGCGATGAGATCAAGGCGCGGTCGAAGGCGTGGCGCGTCGCGCATCCGGAGCAATCGGCGGCATATTCCAAGACGAGAGACCAGGCGAAGAACAAGGCCTACAAGAAGGCGTACTACACGAAGCGTCGAGAGGAACTCATCGCAAAGCAGAAAGCGCGAGACCTTCCGCGGCGCGATATCCTCGTGACCTACAAGAAACAGTATTGGAGCAAGAATCGGCCGGCGCTTCTGGTAAAGAAGAAGACGTACGCGAAAGCTCACCGCGCAGAGATTTCTGCGAAGGCGAAGCGTCGATACGCGGCGGATCCATTGCCCCAGAAGACGCGCTCGAAGGCGTACTACGCGGCCCATTCCGAGCACGCCTTGGCGGTGACGAAAGCGTGGTGTAAAGCGAATCGAGCAAGGCTCGCGGCGGTGAAATTGGAATGGCAGCGTGCAGACTACGCGCGTCACCCAGAGAAGTACCGAGAGATCCAGTCGCGACGGAAAGCACAGAAGCTCAATACCCAGGTCGAGAAGATCAACTTCAAGAAGATTCTCAGAGACGCGAACGGCCTCTGCGGTATTTGTCGACAGCCGTTCGACTTGTTCGGGATCGATTTCGATCACATCGTGCCGCTGGCGCGTGGCGGCAGCCACACTACCAACAACATCCAAGCAACACACTCGCACTGTAACCGTGCGAAGGGCGCGAAGGTCGGGTAGCTATATCGCTATTTCCGCGCGGTTCGAGGCCGACTTCAGCCAGTTCACGCAAGCCGTGAAGGGCGCCGAAGGCTCGCTCAAAGCGTTGGAGACGGGCGCGCAAAGCGTGGGTCCGGCCATTCTCGCGAGCCTTGCCAGTACCGAGCTGCGGCGCTTTGGTGCGGACGTCGCGCAGGTGGCCAAAGAATTCATCGGGGCCTTCGCGGAAGAAGAAGCCGCGACGAAGAAGCTCACCGTCGCGCTCCAGGCACAGGGCACGTTCACGCCGCAGTTGGCGCAGCAGTACAAGGATCTCGCGGCGGAGTTCCAGAATACGACCGCGTTCAGCGACGACATGATTTC